ACAACTGAAACTTCTCAAAGAAAAAGATCAGTATACTTGGGACAAAGAGCGAAAAGTCTTTGCTGACGGGTTTTTTATAACCGAAAAACTACTTACTAGAGAAAGTTCTTTTATCCCATGCCCAATCTGCAATAAAGCAGAGAATAATGCCAAAGACGATTTCTGCATAAAGAAATACGATTGTTGTTATAACTGCTATGTTCAGTGGGTAGAGGATAGAGAAGAAAGATGGAAAACCGGGTGGAGGCCCAATAAAAATGGCAACAATACTTGAAGTAGTACAAACAATCTCACAAATCGTAGCCGAACAGGGCTATGACGGTGCCAGAAATAGAAAGGGCGAACCTGTAAAGATTGGACTAAAGCGTGAAGAAGGTAATCCTTTGCTCGATAAAAGAGTAATGGATGGTTTCGGCGTTCAGTTCCACGGCGATCAACTAATCATCAAATACCATTCTGAGATTCTATTAGAGGACATTTACAAAGGTAATCTAGAATCTGAGGTTGAGCAACGAATCCAAGATGTTGCTAACTTCATCAAGAAAGAATACAGTGGCTATTCAAAGGCAAAGGGTTCGCTTTCTCTAACACCAGTTGATGAAGTCAAGGTCCGTGCTGAAAACACTTCCCGTATCCGCTATTGGGTTACGGCACACAGAGCCTACAAGATTGGTGGGGCACAAGGCACCGATCCAGTAAAGGGCGAGAGCAAAGATTCAGTCGATGCAAAGTTCCGCTCCTTCTTAGAACAAGGAGGCTTAGGGACTCGTCCGAAGAATGATACAAGACGAGACTCATGAGCCAAGTTCTTACAAAGCAGGAAACACTAAAAGAAATAGTCAAGTCCGGTAAAGATGCAGTCTATTTCATAAACAGCTATTGTAAGATTTCACACCCCCAAAAAGGTCTTATCCCATTCAGCCTCTACGATTTTCAGAAAGAGGCTATTCAAGACTTCACTGATTATCGATTCAACATTGTACTAAAAGCCAGACAGTTAGGTTTCTCGACGGTTACCGCAGCCTACATTGCCTGGCTTTTGTTATTTCATAGAGACAAGAACGTTCTAGTAGTCGCTACCAAGTTTACTGTTGCTGCTAACTTGGTCAAGAAAGTAAAGAACATCATGCAGAATCTTCCCAAATGGTTGAGGATTTCTGACATCAAAGCTGACAATAGAAGCTCGTTCGAACTCACAAATGGTTCTCAAGTAAAGGCTTCTTCTACGTCTGGCGATGCCGGTCGTTCTGAAGCTTTGTCATTGCTTGTCATTGACGAAGCTGCATTCGTTGAGGGCTTGGACGAACTATGGACCGGTCTATACCCTACCTTGTCAACTGGTGGTCGTTGTATTGCCTTGTCAAGCCCCAATGGTGTTGGCAACTGGTTTCATAAGACTTATTCTGAAGCTGAGATTGGCAAGAACGATTTTCATCCAATCAATCTACCTTGGAACGTCCATCCAGACAGAGATCAAGCTTGGTTCGAAAAAGAAACAAGAAACATGTCTGCCCGACAGATCGCACAGGAGTTGGAGTGTTCCTTCAACTCTTCAGGTGAAACAGTTATTCCATCTGAGCAGCTTGCTAGAATCGACTCCGAAATCCGCGAACCAGTTTACCGTACAGGATTCGACAGAAACTTGTGGATGTGGGAGCAATACGATTCTACTGCCACTTATCTATTGGTAGCAGACGTTGCCCGTGGTGATGGTGCCGACAACTCAGTATTCCATCTAACAAAACTAGAAACTATGGAAGTTATTGGCGAGTACCAAGGAAAACCAACTCTCGGAGATTTTGCTTACCTCCTATACAATACAGGTAGAGAGTTTGGCAACTGTTTATTAGTTGTAGAAAATAACTCTTTAGGCATTTCTGTACTTGAAAAGCTAAAAGAAATGAGTTATCCTAACATCTACTACTCCGCTAAAGGAACGCATGATTTCGTTGATTCCAGCGAAACGTTTGATTCCGATAGAGTAATAGCAGGATTTACCACTTCATCTAAGACAAGACCATTGATTGTAGCCAAGTTAGAAGAGTTCATCAGGAATAAAACTATCAAGACATACTCTGCTAGATTGGCTGCTGAGTTCAAGACATTCATCTGGAATGATAATCGTGCCCAAGCGATGAGATCATACCACGACGATCTAGTTATGTCATTAGCGATTAGCTGCTGGGTCAAAGATACAGCACTAACGGTAAACCAAAGAGAAATAGAGTATAAAAAAGCAATCGTAGATTCTATGTATTCCGCAAATAGTGTTTTCGTTACATCCATCCCTGGTATGGAGGGGCATAACGTAAATGGATTCAAACAAAGTACTTGGGACAGAGCGTTGGAACAAAGAAACTTCAGTTGGTTACTAAAGGGATAGAAAATGGCAAAACAAGATAAAAATCCAAGAGATCCAGGATCGGAACTATTTCAGAGACTAACAAGATTATTCTCTGGTCCGCTCGTAAACTACCGTACACAATCTACTAGAAGATTGCGTCGTTCCTTGATGGACAAGTACGCATCACAGTTTAGGTCAGCTTCGGGACAACAGTTCAAGCGTTCACAACTATACGCATTCTCAAACATGCAGAATGCTATTATGATCAATCATAATCGTTCCGAGCGTTATGTTGATTTCGATCAAATGGAATACACTCCCGAGATTGCATCTGCACTTGACATCTATGCAGATGAAATGACAACACATTCGGCATTGCAACCAATGCTGAACATCAAATGCCGTAATGAAGAAATAAAAGGTGTTCTACAATCTCTCTACCACAATGTGCTAAATGCCAACTTCAATCTTTTTGGTTGGTGCCGTACAATGTGTAAGTATGGTGATTTCTTCCTATACCTAGACATTGATGATAGTCAAGGTATCACAAGCGCAATCGGTTTGCCTCCACAAGAAGTGGAAAGACTAGAGGGTGAAGATAAAACAAATCCAAACTACGTTCAGTTCCAATGGAACTCTGCTGGTATGACATTTGAGAACTGGCAGGTTGCACACTTCCGTATTCTTGGAAATGACAAGTATGCTCCTTATGGTACATCAGTTCTAGAGGCTGCTCGTCGTATTTGGCGTCAACTAACACTTCTAGAAGATGCTATGATGGCTTACCGTATTGTCCGCGCCCCAGAACGTCGTGTATTCAAGATTGATGTTGGCGGTATCCCTCCGAATGAAGTGGAACAATACGTCCAGAAAGTTATTACTTCCATGAAGCGTAACTCTATTCTAGATGATACAACAGGCCGTGTTGATCTTCGTTATAATCCTCTTTCAGTAGAAGAAGATTATTACATCCCCGTTCGTGGCGGTTCAGCAACAGAAATCACTTCTTTGCCAGGAGGTACTTTCACAGGCGACATTGATGACGTAAAGTATCTTCGCGATAAGCTTTTCTCTGCTCTAAAGATTCCGGCTTCTTACATTTCAAGAGCCGAAGGAGCTGAAGAGGATAAAACAACCCTAGCTCAGAAAGACATTCGATTCGCTAGAACAATCCAAAGACTACAAAGGATTGTTGTGTCAGAACTAGAAAAGATTGGTATTATCCATCTTTACACTATTGGTTACAGAGGTGACGATCTACTCAACTTCTCTCTTAGCCTAAACAATCCTTCCAAGATTGCAGAAATGCAGGAACTAGAACATTGGTCAAGTAAGTTCGACGTTGCTAGCAAGGCAACCGAAGGCTACTTCTCGCGCCGTTGGATTGCCGAGAAGCTATTCAACATGTCAGAAGAAGAGTTCCTACGCAATCAACGTGAAATCTTCTATGATCGTAAGTTCGATGCACAGATCAACGCCGTAGCAGAGAAGATGCAAGAAGAAGCTGCTGGTCTTGGCGGTGGCGGTGGTCTAGGTGCTGGTCTTGGTGGAGAGGCTGGTGGCGGTCTTGGAGATTTGGGAGCCGAAGCTCCCGCTCCTGAAGCTGGTGCCGAAGCAGGCGTACCTGAAGCTGGTGCCGAAGCTCCTGCTCCTGAAGAAGCTGGTGCTGAAGAGCCTCTTCTCGCCGCTCCCGGTGGTGCCCCGGGTGGGGAAGCTCCACTACAGGAAGACGAAGAAGGAGCCTATAGAGTCGGCCTCCACGGGCGTAAAGAGTACCTTCGTCGTGGACCAAGTGGAAAAGCTTACTACTACGGCCAGAAACCGGGGGGTAGAAACAAAGGTTCTGTCGCGAGAAAGAAGAATCTTACGTCAGTAGCATTCCCAGAGGCAGCTTTGGGAGGTACAGCAAGAACTAGGACTCCCGGCAGTAAAGAACTGTCTGGTTTAGTCTCTGGTAAAATCTACGAAGGTTCAGCAACTACTTATTTAGAAGAAGAAGCTGAAGTCTTCCGAACCCAAAAAGAAGTCAATCGTCTATTAGAATCATTGGAGAAAAAGAAATGAGATTGCGCCACAATAAGAAAAGAAACACCGCTTTTCTTTATGAGTTACTTGTAAAGCAACTTGCTATTGCTTCATTACAACAAAACAAGTCAATGATAACCCAACTCAAAGAAGTCTTTTCGGCTTTCTTTAGAGCAGGAAAACCATTAGCAAATGAACTATCACTATACAAGAATCTATACGAGACAAATAGTGTTGATAGTTATACAGCAATGCGTCTAATACAAGAAAGCTACAATGCTTACCAAAAGTTAGATCTAAAAGAGTTATTCAATGAGCAAACAAAGCTAATCAACTGGGTCAATAAGAATGTTGGTCAAGATGCTTTTGATACGTTTGTTCCAAACTATAAGACTCTTGCTACTATCTCGCAGATCTTTGGTGGCGAATCTGATGTAAAGCAAAAAGTCATTCTGGAAAGAAAGCTTGTTGGAACACTTATGGAACGTCCGGTACAACAGAAGAAAGCAGAAATGCAACCTATCGATAACTTAGTTTATCGCACAGTTGTTCAGAACTTCAATAGCAAGTACAACCAATCCCTAAACGAATCACAACGTAGACTCATCGAAAGCTATGTTATGTCAATCAGTGACGGAGGACTTCAGTTCCAGATGTGTCTGAACGAAGAGATCCAAGTAATAAAAGAAGCCATAACTAGTTATGATGGTGGTGATCCAAATGTCACTGAAAGACTGAAATCTGTTATGGAACTAATCGAATCATTTAGGAAAGCTCCAATAAACGAGCAAGTACTTGAGAAAGTTCTGAAACTTCAGGCTCTAGCGCAGGAGATAACAAGCAATGGCAATAACGATTAGAATCGGCTCGGCTCAGCCTCAAAAAATCGAACCAAAAGAAATCGTCAATCTAAAGATCTCTAAGACTCTGAATGACGATGTTATGATTTTTGATCATGCCGACATCTACATTGTTATTCAGCCAAAAGCCTCAAAAGTAATCGCTTATGCTAAAGATGTAATGAGCGATTACGTTTATGGCGCACAAAATAGGTTGTTCCATTATCTATCTAAAAGAGGACTTGTAGCACCCGACTCAATCCAAGGTGGAAACGTTTACGACTCAATCGAAGCCAAGTTTTTCCCATCAGAGAAGTTTGACGTTATCAAGCTTTTGATTCTAAACATTCATCGTTTTATCGAAGACGAAAAGCCATACTTTGAGTTTGTGGAAGATTACGACGAAATGATGACTGATCGTTTTACAGATCCAACAGATAAAGAATCAACTAATCTTGGGGAAGTTCCGCAAGCTTCCAAGAAGGGTACTGTTGGTGGATCTCCGTTCACATACGGCAATGCCTACTACTGGCAATCATTCACATACTAATGGAGGAAAAATGCTACAGCTTGCTTGGTTCATTCTCTGCTCTTATGGGCTTACTTACCTTGTTGTTTTTGCTTCTATTTTTAATTGGGTAAGACCATCAAAAGAATGGTTAGGTGGATTTGGTAAGCTATTCCATTGTCCACTGTGTTTCGGATTCCATGCGGGATGGTTTTTGTTTTTACTTTCTCCGTATACCGAACTATTTAGTTTTGACCAGTCAGTTGCAAACTTTTTGATTTGTGGCTGGACTTCAGCGGGAACTTCATACCTACTTAGTATGTTAGTAAACGACGAAGGTTTACGGTTTACTCATAAATCTATTGATAATAAAGGGGATAAATAATGAAACTCACTGAAGCTCAACTAAAGGCAATCGTTGCCGAAGAAGTACAAGCTGCTATTGAAGAAGGATTATTCGGCGCGGTTGGTGGAGCCATCAAAGGTGCCGCAGGAGCATTGGGAGGAGCAGCAAAGACAGTAGGTTCTGCTGTTGGTAAAGCCGCAGGCGATGTTCGCGCCGCCGCCGCTTCTGGTGCTGCAAAAGCCAATCTGGAAAGTGCCGTTAGCACTGCAAGAACTCTAAGTTCTAAGTACGAATCTACATTTAAGACTCTTGGATCATCTGAACAGTCGAAACAAATCGCGCTTGGCGTAATCGAAACTTTAGCTAGAGCAGCCGGTATCGATTTGAGCGATTACGGAGAAATGGTAAAGAGTCAGAAAACTCCTGAGCAATCTATGAAAGCTTTCTCCGGTGGAGATAGAGGAATGATACAACCAACAGCCGGTGGTATCGGTGGTCGCGGCGGCGCGTATAGTGCCTCTGGCTCTCCTGTCGGAACAGCCGAATCACTAAATCGTTCCGCGTCTAGAATCGCAGAATCAATCGTCCGTCGTATTACACAAGAATCCAAAAGAAGGAGGTGAGTTATGTGCATGACTGCTAAGTGGATGCTTCAGCCAGTTCGCCGCTGCTGTAACGGTAGCTAACTCACGCGGGTTGCGCCCGCATTCGATAAAGCCACTCTGCTAAACAGGGTGGCTTTCTTTTTTGGCAAATACACAACTATTTATCTTGATAACCATAAAGGTATAAAATGGCAAAACAAATACTAAAAGAGTTCTATGAACTTTGTCCCGATGGGATGTGTCTCGATGTTCTCACTGAATCTGAGAAAAAGCAGATGTCAGAGGGTAAGGCTCTTTATCTTGTTGGCAAATGCCACGAAGCAGAAAGACTAAATGGTAACGGTCGTGTATACCCATTCCCTATTCTCAAGAGAGAAGTAGATAGTTACATGGATGTTGTTCGTGATCGTCGCGCAGTTGGTGAACTAGATCACCCAGAAGATTCTGTTGTCAATCTTCGTAACTCTTCACACATGGTTACGGACATGTGGTGGGATGGTAAAACACTTATGGGTAAAGTAAAGGTTCTTTCTACCCCATCTGGTCAAACTCTTAGAGCCTTGGTCAATGATGGTGTCAAGATTGGTATTTCTTCACGCGGTTTAGGTTCTGTGTCTAATCGTGGTGGACAGACAATCGTAGAAGATGATTTCCAACTTATTTGTTTTGACATTGTATCAGAACCTTCTACACCAAAAGCCTTCATGGATAACGTTGTGTATGAAGGCAAAAGAAATACAAATAAACTACTTACTATTGATTTCATGTTGGATGATTTATTGGGGAGCAAAAAATGAATAATAAAGTCGATAGAAAAGTGCTAGAAGAAATAATCGAGAGACATCTTCGTGAAAGTCGAATCGATGAAGGACTCTGGGATAAGATCAAAAATAAAGTATTTAGTCTTATCGGCACTTGGGAAAAGGGCGGCGGTATTATGGGTCGTGGCGAGCGTACCAAGAAAGCTGAAGCTCAAGTAGATGCTATTCTTGCTAAGGCGGATTCCGAATCTAGCAAAGCTCTTGGAACCATGTATAAGGAACTAAAGGCTGCTGGCTTCCCCAATCAAGAAAACAAAGAAGAATTTTTACAACAAGCGGGTGGAATTTATGATTTCTATGCCAACGTAAAGGCCGCAGTCGAAAAAGGCGAACTGCCTGCTGAAGTTGCTAACATTATCATAAAAGACCTTCGTGCAATTATGCAAAAGTTTATTGATTATGATTTGTATGATGGCTACAAACACTTTACTGAAGGTGTTCATAAGAAACATCATAAAATGATCATCGAAACCAACAAGCGTATTCGACGTAAACTCAGGTTGCTAAGGGAACAAGAAGAAGCAGAACAACCACAATTGTCTGGTACAAAAGAAACTTCTGTCATGAAGTCAATGAAGAGCGATCTTCTACCCGGAATGTTGGCAAGAGGTGGCGCAGCAGCTATCCTTGCAGGATTTGCAGCACAAAGCGATTTCGTACAAAACATCTTTACAGAATGGATCAATGACCCCGAGATAGTTAGCGAGACATACCCAGTAGCAACTAGGGTCTTGAAGGCCGCGAGGAAGGTTGCAATCCCCAAGGGCGCGGGACTAATCAAACTCCTAGGATTCATAACTGGTCTGGGGAATAAAGCATTTGACTATGGCCAGCCATTTAGTAAGGTTTATGATACTATCATTAGTAAATTTGGTAGTGTTGAGAATCTTGATGCAATGGTAGCTTTTCATTCTGGAAAACTAGCAGAAGCTCTAAACTGGATGCATGATAACGCGTCAGCAAACGCCACTTTTGGTCAAGCAGTAAAGTTGGCTATGCAGCATTTTGGAAACGACATGATCGGTGTAGGTTCTGGCGGAAATGACATGCTTGGTGTAAAAGAAGGTGAGGTCATAGCAAAAGAATGGGCCACTGAGTTCGTGGATGTGTCGCAAAGTTTCCTAGAAGACAGACTGGTCAAGAAGGTAACAAGAACAGGTGTCATGCTAGCTATCGGTGGTCCTGCACTTGTGAAGCTAGGTATAGCCGCAGCTTTGACTGGACTAGGAATCAAGCTTCTTCGTGTCAAAGGACTTAGCTCGTCTAGACTTGCAGCACTAAATGGTATCTTGGAAAAGCTAGATGACCTTCCAGATTCGGGTATTACCAAAGATGACTCCAGTGATAGTGCTGAAAGTGGTGCCGAAAGTGGTGCTGAAGGCGGCGCAGGCGAAGAAGAAAAGAAGTCTGGTGGTAATGGGGAAGTAATCCACATCTTCAGAAAGGGACCACACAAGTTTATTGGCAGAGGCAAAAAAGACATGAATCTAGTCGATAAGCTGATGGGTGGCGATGTGGGATTACCAAATTGGGCCGTCAAAGACGTTACAAACCGTATCAAGCAAGAACTTGAGAACAAAGGTTTCGTAGTCAAGGAAGGTCTAAATCTTGAGAATCTTCTTGAGAAAAAGAAGAAAAAGAAGAAGAAAGAGAAGCCTCGCAAGACTCCTGATGCCGTCCCGGCTAAGAAATCTGATACAACCCGTGCCGGTGGTGCAACTCGTTCTGCTAAAGCAGCACAAGATGCAAGAGAGAAAGTCGGTCCAGCAATGGATCGTGACGTTGCCGGTCCCGGTGACAACAGAGGCAAGATTGCTCGTATGGTAATCGAGTTTGGCTCAGACACTACAGTTGTCAAAGCCGGTAAGACTCTAAGGTTCAGCCGTAAGCAACTATTTGATAATCCAGATGAGTTTATCGCCGCTCTATCTCCAGAAGAAAAAGCCTTACTAATGAGACTTCCCGAAGATCCACAAAAAGAACGTTCTAAGTTTGATTTCTTCAAGATGACAACCGATCAACGTAAACAACTATACCTAAAGATGAAGCAAGGTAAAGTTGACTTCGAGAAAGAGTTCAGGAATCAACCAAAGGCTCAAGAACTAGCAACAGATAAGTTCTTTATTTCTGACCTTCGCGACATCCTAGAAACAGGACATACTGCTCATGGCGAACAACCAATCGATCCTGAGATTATCCGCGATGCTATGGAGACCATCAGTGACTACCTAGGTGATTACCTAGAAGATGCTGGTGTCGTGATGCGCGAAACTGTTGAGCTAAATCGCTGGTCAGTTTTGGCCGGTATCAAAACAGTCTTGAGAGGCTAATGTGAATCCGGCAGAACTAAAGAAGTTACTACGACCTTTGGTAAAAGAACTAGTCAAAGAATCAGTACAAGAAGTCCTTATAAAAGAGGGACTTCTTTCTACTGTTGTATCTGAGGTTGCTAAGGGTATGAGTGGCAATATGGTAACAGAATCAAGGAAATCGGTTTCTGCTGCACCTGTTGCTAGAGACCCTTCAGAAGAACAAAAGCTCCTAGAACTCAAGAGACAAAAGAAAGAGTTATTGGATGCTATTGGCAAGGACTCATTTAGAGGCGTTGACATTTTCGAAGGTGTCAGTCACAATGATTTACCTTCCGAGCCTACAGAGGGCGCATTGGGATCTCCATTAGCCGGAACTTCTCCGAATGATCCCGGTATAGACATCTCTAGTATTGTTGCAATGGGCGGTAACGCTTGGAATGCCTTAGTGAAAGGCAAAACAAAGTGAGACAATAGATGGCAATAGAGCATAAGTTCGTCTCAATAACTAACAAGTCCAATACGAATGGTATTGGAAACACTGATGTAAATGTCTTTGATAGCGACAATCACGCATCCCCAGACATATCTTATGTTGCAGACACTAGCGGAGCAAACACTTTTGATAGTAGCACAGGTGAAATCACAATTGGTGACGGTGGAAACTACTTTGTAATTTTTAGTTGTTTTATAGACTCTACATCTGCATCGTCAGACAGAAATCCAACAGTAAAAATTAAATTAGATAACTCTACTGTCGCACAATTTGTGGCATATTTTGAGGCAGGGTCGGGAGCCGTAAGAACAAATGGTATGGAAGTTACAACAACCTACTTTGGGTCTATAGGTCCAGGTTCTAAAATAACAGCTACCCTGGTTTCTAATAATGCTACAACTGATGTTTTTGCCGAAACAGGCACAACTCTGACAGTTATTAAAGTTGGCGATTCTTACGCAGTAGCAACAAGAATCGGTGGAACAACAGCAACAGCAGCAGAACACAACCCTTTCGTCACCGGAACTCTGAACACGCATTACACATTACAAAAGTCTTCTGACTTTTCCGTAACAGGAGCAAATAATAATTTTAAATTTGATTCCCCAGGTAATACAAAACTTTTTTACTTATCCGCAAACTACTACTTATTCCAATCGGATTCATCAAACCGAAGTTTAACAAACAGAACATATAAAAACGATGTTAGCATACACAGCAGCGTTACTCAGATGATTGGTAGCACAACCACTGGCAACAATCCGTATGAAGTAAATGCTGGCATTTTACAGCAGCTAAGTGACACAAATACCACAAGAGCAACTATTTTACCTACAACTGCAACTCTTTATGCGTTATCTTCTTCGGCTTATTCTGTTTTTGAAGTAAATGACGAAAACTATGCTTCGGTGAGAACAACCGCAGCCGCTCCCAATATTGCTTCTGGTTCGTCGGCTATAATTTTAAAAAGCGCTACGCCGTTAGTAACAGCAAATGCTATCACATACGATTCTGCTAATGGCACTTTTACAGTCGGTTCTAGTGGATATTATTTTGTTTCTAGCAATCTTATTCTTAGCTCTTCCGCCACTAATTTTGATGTAGAATCTGTTAATTTTAGTTTAAGAAAAAACGCTAGTTCTTGTGCTGACGGCACCACACTAAACACTTCAAACTGTAGAGTTGATGGAAGCGGAGACCCGCTTGAAACAACTTTGGTTGGAGTTTACTCTTTAAGTGCAAACGATAGTGTTTCTATTTGTGCCGCTAATAACGCAATTAGTGCAAATGGTTTGGGCGTCTTAGCTGGAACTACTTTTACTATTTTCAAAGTTGGATCCGTTGGCGGCGGCGGCGGTGGTGGCGGTGGTGGAGGAGGAACTGCAAGAATAACTTCTTTCGGTAGCAGATCCGGCGGATTCTCTGCTGGTTCTTTTGGATCTCCAACTTCTGGAAGAACAGTAGGAAACGGATTTTTCTAAAAATCAAACTAATTACCTGGGAGGAAAACTATGTCAAACTTTATCTATTCTGCTGGATTAAACAATGTTGGTTCTTATCAAGTAAGCACCCAACCTCACTTAACATTTATTAGTGCCTCAACAACACAACAAATTTCATTTCCACAGGTAACTAAATTTATTATTGTTAAGAACATTGCTTCCGACGGATACATGAAAGTCGCTTTCTCCCAAAACGGATTAAACGGAACAAACTTTTTAGTCTTATCAGGATCCGAATCATTCTCGGCAGATTACAGGGTTACATCAGTTTTCATTTCGCCAGCAGCAGAATTCGGCGGAACTCAATTTACCGCCTCGGTAATTGCAGGTCTAACCGGAATTGCTTCATCGCACCTATCAGAAAATTGGTCCGGTTCTGCTGGCGTCGGTTGATAATAAATAATAAGAAGGATTTATGAAGCGTTATAATAGTTCACGACCCGCACATGTTACTGTTGAGGTGCGCGAAGGTCAATCAATCACAACAGCAATCAAGAAGTTCATGAAGAAAGTAAAGAGAAGCGGAATCATCGAAGAGTATCGACGCTCTCTAGAATACGAAAAGCCTTCCGATAAGCGTAAGAGGAAAGAGCGTCGTAGAGAAAAGGTTCTGAAGAAACTGCGTCAGAATCGGAAGTGATGGTTTTTGGTATAACTAAATACTATTTATTTTGAGTTTCATTATTTAGTAACGGAGTATCTAAATGTCATCACTTTTGGAACAAGCCATTATCGACGCAAAAGAGCTTCGCGAAGCAGCTTTACGATTTGCAGAAAATCAAGTTATCGAAAAGCACGCTAGCGAACTGAAAGAAGCTATTGATTCTTTCCTCAACGAACAAGAACCAGCCGCAGACCCTATGGATGCTGGCGGTGCTGCTCCCGAACCAGAGGCTATTCCAGAAGAGATCCCAGATGCTGCTACATTGGATACAGCTAACGAACCAAATGCCGGTGGCGACGAAGACGTTATTACTGTTTCGATGGATGACCTTCGTACAATGCTATCTGCATACGAGGACCAAGAGATACCACCAGAAGATCTAAAGGATCCATTCGAAGTATTGGCAGATGATTCTAGCGAATCAGATGAAGAACCACAAGAGGTCGAGTTTGATCTAGGTTCTGTCGAAAAGAAAGCACCTCCCGTATCACCAGAAATGACTGGTCTAATGGAGGAAGTTCGTCGTTTCATGAATGAAATGGAAGATCCAGAATCTTTGGAAGAAGAACTAGATGAAACTTATGAGCTTGATGAGGAAGAGGACTCTCACGAAGAAATCGATGAAGATCTTCTCACTCTCGTAGAAGAACTAGTTGTTGACATTATGGACGGACAACATGCTGGCGGTTGGGCCGGTCGTCCAGAAAAAGATCGACAAGAACAAGAGAAAGTCAATCTTGCTCGTTTGGCTGATACCAAGCGTCAGCAAGAACTAAAAGACTTGCAAGACGGTATGAAGAAACTGGCTGGAGTCAATGAATCATTGAAATCCCAGAATACCGTTCTTGGCGAAACAGTTTCCGCATTGAAGGTAAAGCTCGAAGAAGTAAACCTTAGCAATGCAAAACTTCTGTACCAAAATAAAGTTCTTATGAATACCTCGTTGAATGAGCGACAAAAACAAAATGTTGTCGAATCTATTCGTAAGGCCCAAACTATTACAGAAGCGAAGGTTATTTTTGAAACCCTTCAAAGTGCAGCGGCTGCTGGAGCAACGTCTACCGGCAGGAAACTTGAGTCCCTTCACGAAGCTATCAACAGACCTTCTCACACCATTCCCAGCAAGCGTAATCTAAACGAAAGCGTTGATCTCGGTCAACTCGATTATTGGAAAAAGCTAGCTGGCATCAAGTAAAGCAAATCCTAAAAATAAAGGGGGTGATAAATATGTCTCGTAATCTTATTGAAAGATTGACTGAAGGCGTCGTTAACCGCGACCTCCAGAAAGAAGGTGCTGCTCTGCTCTCAAAATGGGAGAAGACAGGTCTTCTCGAAGGACTCAGCGGCGAACATACCCGTGCTGGTATGGCTCGTCTTCTAGAAAATCAAGCTAAGCAACTCCTCAAGGAGTCAACATCAATGGGCGCAGGCGACGTACAGGGCTTTGCCGCTGTCGCGTTTCCGTTAGTTCGCCGTGTATTCGCTGGCCTATTGGCCAACGATTTAGTCTCAGTACAACCCATGAGCCTTCCATCAGGTCTCATTTTCTTCCTCGACTTCACCGTTTCTGGTGAGCTTGGTACTGGTTCCACAACCGGTCGTCTTGGATACGCTGCCGCGTCTTCATTGTACGGTGGTGGCCGCGTAGCCAGTGAAATCACTGGTGGTGTTCTTCTAGCCGGTACCAACGCTGAAGTTGGTCCTTACGCTCTAAACAATGGCTATGCCTACCCAACTGGTTCTGGTAACATTACCATCGGTGCAGCTATTGCATCTGGTACCTTCGGTGCCAGCCAAACAAACGACGCTCTAGTTCGTTTCGACGCAGACTTCGTTTCAGGCTCAACCACATTCTCAGTTCACACTGTCGATCTAACTCAACTCGCTGGTGCTAATCTAGCTTCACCAGACCTCGTTGCTTTGACTGTTACACCAGCTAGCGGTAGCTTGGTCCGCCGTCTAACAAGACTAAGCGGTTCTTCAACAACCGTTGCTTATGTAGTATTTGCTTCGTATGATGGTTCAGTTGCTACTACAGCCCTAGACGATAACGCCGGTAGCCGCGCTGCTACATGGCCATTGCAACCAGACGTTTTCGAAGCAGCTTCTGCTGTTGGTTCGGTTGTTGGTTCTAACACAACCCCAACAAGCTGGGGCCTAGAAGGTAACTCCAACATTCCAGAAATCGACATCAAAGTTGATTCAATCGCTGTTACAGCCGGTACCAAGAAGCTCAAGGCCAAGTGGACCCCAGAGTTGGGACAAGATCTCAACGCTTACCACAACCTTGATGCAGAAGTCGAGTTGACCTCAATCCTCTCTGAACAAATCGCTCTCGAAATCGACCGCGAAATCCTTGAGGACTTGATCAAGGGTGCCACCGCCGGTACATTCTACTGGTCACGTTCACCTGGTCTATTCGTCAACCGCACAACTGGTGTCGAAGTTGGTGCAAGCTCTGCTGCCCCAGAGTTCACCGGTACAGTATCACAATGGTACGAAACCCTCATCGAAACCATCAATGATGTTTCGGCTCAAATCCATCGCAAGACTCTTCGTGGTGGCGCAAACTTCGTCGTGACCTCACCCGAAGTTGCCAACGTCCTAGAGTTCACCGCTGGATTCCGTGCCTCCGTCACTGCTGACGATGAACGCGGTTCAATCGGTGCAGTCAAGGTCGGCTCAATCTCCAAGAAGTTCGACGTTCACGTTGATCCATACTTCCCACGCAACCTTCTATTGGTCGGTCGCCGTGGTGGTAGCTTCCTAGAGAGCGGCTACGTCTACGCTCCTTACGTCCCACTACAAGTCACTCCTACCATCTTTGGTAACGAGGACTTCGTACCTCGCAAGGGCGTCATGACCCGCTACGCCAAGAAGATGGTTCGCCCAGACATGTACGGCCTCGTTATCGTCCGTGGTCTTCTCGGTGAAAGCGGAGCCTGATAGAGATTTTAGCTTCTAGCTAACCTCTGGCCTCGGTCCTTCGGGATCGGGGCCTTTTTCTTTTGGGATAAAAGCACGCTATTTACTGTACAAACGGAGGGTCTTATCGTGGGTAAAAGAAATCAATACAATAGAAGTACACTACCACAGAACATGAACATTGTTGTTTATAACGCAAACGCAACAGTAGTCCAAAGTTCTGGTTCGCTTGGTGCAATCAGCGTTGATGCAGGGTTTTGGCTCTATGGTGGTGGTAGCGCAGCTACAGGTACAATCGACATTGCCGCCATGAAGAATGGTCAAAGCTTGTTGCTTGTCAATGGTTCTGACTATGATGTATTGCTAAACTGCTCAACAGGTCGTGTTTTGTCACCGACATTCTCAACAGCTAGTTCGACAGTTCTTGGTTCTAAAAAAACATTTGTTACATACAAGTTTGATTCGGCCCCAACAGGTGGGGGACTTGTTTCGGACGTATTAATTCTAGCTATGTCAGGAACCTATCCCGGTTTTCCTTGATTAGATCTGGTTTATCTCTTAGGCCGATCCTTCGGGGTCGGCTTTTTTATTTGTTCCTAAACTACTTACTGAAGCGGAGGTTCACAAATGGCATACCCTTCATACTCGCCGCCAAGCAGAACTAATGTTTCTATTCTAACTTCGACCGGCTCAACTGCTACCACTGGTAATGGTGCTGGTAACTTGGTTTTGTATCCATTCGGTATTTATGTTGATCCAGCATCTCCGCGATACGATGTCAACTTTATCTCGGGTGCTTCTGACCAAGTATCTTTTGTTTATAAGAAGTTAGGTGGTGATGTTCTCGATCTAGAAATCACTCCCGGTAACGTATACGCTGCTTATGAGGAAGCAACTTTAGAGTATTCATACATCATGAATCTCCATCAATCAAAGAATGCTCTTCCAAGCTTGCTTGGCAAAACAACCGGATCCTTTGATGAAGATGGCAACCTACTAGAGTCATCGCTCTCTAGTGCTAGCATAAATCTTCGTTATCCGCGTTTTGAGGTGGGGTATGCCCGTCAGGTGGCTATTGGGTTGGCTAATGAGGCCGGTGTCGCAGGAGGCACCACACCGCATTATCAAGCTTCTTTTGCTTTGACTAGCAGCATACAAGATTATGACTTGCAGCAGATAATCGCCAACAATGTTGCTAATAATCTGGAACCAGCTACCAGCGGTGCTGTAGCTTATTCTGCTTCTTATGTTAGTGCTTCTAGCAACAGAATAACAATACGTCGTGTATACTATAAGTCACCCGCTGCTGTGTGGCGTTTCTACGGCTACTATGGTGGCCTAAACGTAGTTGGTAATCTAAACTATTACGGCCAGTTCGCTGATGATACGACATTCGAAATCATCCCAGCATGGCAAAACAAGTTGCAAGCTATGGCTTATGAAGATCACATTTACACTAGACTGTCACATTATTCTTATGAAATCTTCAATAACAAACTTCGTATTTTTCCAAGACCAGAAGTAAGTACAATACAACACATGTGGTTTGAGTTTACGTTTGATGACGGTGCGGATCCTTGGTCACCAGTTTCTGGCTCGCAGAAAGGTTCTGAGCAGGGGATCTCAAACATGAATACATTGCCATTTGATAACATTCCATACTCCAGTATCAATGCTATTGGTAAACAATGGATTCGTCGTTACGCTTTGGCATTGGTAAAAGAAACGCTTGGTCTTATTCGTTCTAAGTTTGGTGCAATCCCCATCCCCGGTGATTCAGTTCAGCTAAATGGGTCAGACCTTATTTCTTCCGCCAGAGAAGAACAAGAGAAACTAAAAGAAGAACTCAAGGCTACACTTGATGAACTTACCTATGCGAAACTTGCAGAAACAAATGCAACACTCATGGATAGTGTTACGAAAGTGCAAGAGAAGATTCCTCTTCTCATTTACCAAGGGTGATAAATGGCTCAGAACAAATGGGTTGAACCAGATTATGCACCACCTCCTTTGTTTTTTGGACAAAAGGAAAAAGATCTTGTCAAGCAAGTCAATGACGAACTGCTAGAAAGAGTCATTGGACAAGAAATCTATTATTATGCAATCGACATCAAAACCACAAACTATCATCCATTGTATGGCGAAGCACTAGTAAAGAACTTTCTTCCACCTGTCAGAGTGTATGCTTTGGTTGAGTGGTCTAGCTACGGTACCGTTCAGACTGAGGGTTTTGGTCTAGATAAAGCAGCCGAGATTATTGTTCACTTCCACCAACGTAGATTGCAAGAAGATCAAGACATCTTTGTTCGTGAAGGTGATTTTGTAAAGTATGACGGCTTGTATTATGAAATCATGACTTTGCAAGAGCCAAAGCAGTTGTTCGGTCAAGTAGGTGAATCATTGGAAGTAGCCGCCACCTGTAAGGTATCAAGAAGAGGACTATTCGATGCCACCTAAAAAACCTTTGTCTCCACCAGACCGTATACAAACTAGCAAGTATAGCCATACTGGCATAGAAGAAGCAGATAAAATTCTAAAAGATGTTTCTTTGATGCCTTCGACAATCGAAACGATTGATTATGCAATGTATACATTTTTAAATGAAAAGCTAAATTTATCTGTTAATACAAATAAAGGATTTACTAAGGTACCAATAATTTGGGTTAGCGGAGAAAGAGCATTCCAGATAAAAAACAACAGAGGCTTAAGGGATGACAACGGTGTGTTGATCTTTCCGATGATTAATGTAGAAAGAACTTCAGTAACAAAAGACCCTAATTTTAAAGGAATTGCTTGGGCACATGTCCCTAACACTAATGATGAAAAGGGTGGTGCTATTGTAGTAGCCAGGAGAATAAAACAAGATAAAACAGCTAATTTTGCTAATTCTGATAATGCTAGGATTGCTGGCACATTTAACATACCTAGAGGATCTGGCCAACAGAATTATGTTAACCCAAGCAGGAAAGTAGTTTATGAGACACTTTCTATGCCAATACCAACATATGTGCAAGTAAATTATAAAGTGTCGATAAGAACTGAATACATGCAGCAAATGAATGAACTAATAACACCATTTTTTACTAAAACAGGACAAATAAACAATATCTTTATGTCGTATGACGGCCATCGCTTCGAAGGGTTTATCGAAGGAGATTTTAGCCAAACATTTAATTCCTCTAATTTCCAAGATGATGAAAAGACTTTCTTGATAGAGATAGATATAAAGGTGCTTGGTTATCTATTGGGAGAAGGGAGCAATTCTGATAGACCTAAACTGGCGATTAGAGAAAACGCAGTAACATTTAAGTTTGGTAAGGAGCAAGTAATTTTCGATGAGAATCCACCTTTTACTTCGAAGTCATTTTACAGGCGTTAGTCGTTTAGGGTAAAAACTAACTATTTATTTATGAGTTCCAATATAGGAGAATACTATGGCTGATAGAGCATTTAAATTTATTTCACCGGGCATATTTCTAAAAGAAATTGACAATTCGCAGATCCCACAGCTACCAGATGCTGTTGGACCTACAATTATCGGTCGTGCAACAAAAGGCCCAGCATTAAACGTAGCAACAGTTCGTTCTTTTTCAGAGTTCATTGATCTGTACGGCGAACCGGTGCCTGGAGGCCCAGCAGGAGAATATAGATCTTCTAAACTAAGTGGCCCAACCTATGGTGTATATGCCGCACAGGCTTATCTAAACGCTAATGTCGGTCCTGTAAACTACCTCAGAGTATTGGGTATGCCACACCCAGACGCTACCGGATTTGGACTCGCAGGTTGGTCTACCACCTACTATGATCAATCAAGCAGAACAATCAAAGATTATGCTGTTGATGGTGGTGGTTCACTCGGATTATTCTTGGTTGCATCTGGTTCAGGAGCTACTCCAAACTCTGGTACTCTAGCAGCAGTATTCTACCTTGTTACTGGCTCACTATATATGTCTGGAGCTTTGTCCAGAGGTGGTGTAAGCGCAGAGTTCACTGGTACTGGCTCTAATACTATGATTGCTACTACCGTAGATAGCACCGTAGTCAATACACAATTTAAAATGTTAGTAAAGGGGCCTGGTGGTACGCCCGAAAAGACATTTGCATTTAATTTTGATCGTGATAGTAACAACTATATTCGTAAAGTCTTCAATACAAATCCGGTATTAACAAATGCTGGAGTTATCAACTCAAACACTCTATCAAAGAATGAGCAATACTACTGGCTTGGAGAAACCTACGAAACAGCAGTATCAGAACTTGTAAAAGCTAGCAATGGCGCACAACCAACAATAGTTAATGCATTTATTGCTCCTCTAGCTACTGGTATCGCAAGTACAAACTCAGCGTACCACAGAATGAGATTTACAAATTCCAATACTCTTTTGGCTAATACAAATACTATTGATGCCAAAACTGGGTGGTTTATATCACAAGATATCAGTAATGATACTAGCTCTTATAGCTTTGATAACATGGTTAAGCTATTTAGATTCCACGGCTTAGATGCTGGTGCTTGGACACATAAAAATATAAAAATTTCAGTTGACAACATCAGGCAGAGTCCTAATCCAGATGCAGATCCATATGGAACCTTCAGTATCATAGTGAGAGATATTAGAGACAATGATGCCAATCCGGTAATTCTAGAAAGATTTGATCAGGTGAATTTAAACCCAAGTTCACCAGATTATATCGGAGCTAGAATAGGTGACAAGTTCCGTAAGTTTGACTATAATCAAAGAATTAACAAAGAATACGGTCAATTCTCGAATCGTTCTCTCTACGTCAGAGTAGAGCTGAACCCTGCCATAGAGCAAGGGCTAGATCCAGTATTTTTGCCATTTGGCGTTTACGGACCTCTTCGCCCAAAGAGAATCGAAGTTCAAGCTGATACTCAAGCTGGTA